GAGGAAATTAATATATCAAACTTTACGTCCGATATTGATATGATGTTGTTAAACCCCGGCAATATGAGTTCGGACGGGTTCGCCTTGTTTGCCGCCGTTCCGCCAACGTCCGGGTCGCAATGGATATTACCATTTACCCGCCAAACTATTAACGGGGTCGAATACTTTTTGCAAAACGGATATTTGGCGTTTATCAATCTGCAATCCCTGTATTGGTTATATGATTTACCCGCCCATCGTGTATCAATAAACGGTTCCGAGGTTTACGCATACGGTATTGAGAGAAAGAAGAAACAAACGTTTAGTTTTCCGGCAAATGACGACCCAAACCCGATGCAACTAATAAAAACGTATATCGGTAACGGTCAAGTTGATAAATTAAGCGTAAATTTGTGTAGTCGAAACATTAAAGCAACGTTGAAATATGATACAGAATAACAACATGAGCGTTTTGCCGTGGTACACGTCAATAAATGAACAGAACCACAGAAAAAGTTACGCATACGGCGCAATTTACCCGTTATTTGCCCCGGCTGATAGATTGTTACCGTTTCAGATAATGAGAAACACACGGTCAAACAATGTTACGTCAGTGGTATTGTATGAAAAGACCGGAAAGCAAGTTGCAAACATAACAACGTATATGGAAGAAACCGGATTGCAGATTGTCCGGTTTCAAACGTTGGGTTATGATGTTATATTGTACCCGTCAATATTACCCATGCCATTAAATCAGTTGGACGGAATATATTATATGATGCTATCGGATGGCGTGCAAATGTGGTATTCTGAAATGTTCACGGTCGTACAAGATGTTTCTGGTTACTTAAAAATACAATGGTGGGATATTGAAAATTTGGTATTTGACGCCGGGCAAATAGTATATAAAAACCCGGATTTCAAAAATACATTGTATCTTTGTACAGAGTTAGGAAAACCGGATTATGAATTTGAAGAGGATGGCGAAGAACGGGACGGGTATTTTTTCCCGGAAAAACAAATATCAGTAAAAACGTTTAAATGTACAATATTGGCACCGGAGTTCCTTTGCGACGTTATGCGTTTTATCCGTATGGCTGATTATATTCATATAACAGATAAATACGGCAGGAAATACGATTGCGATATGTTCCTAATTACCCCCAAATGGCAAACGCAGGGGGATTTGGCAAACGTCGAAATTGAGTTTAAAACGGCGACCGTTGCCAAAAAGATAGGGCGGGGATATATTACGCCCGGTACAAAGGGGGATTTTAATAATGATTTCAATAACGATTTTAATATTTGACAATTATGGGAGGTTACACGAAATTAAAAGCCGCAATTGCCGCCGCTATCAAAGCAAACGGAAATAACGAGATTACCGGGGCAATAATGCAAGTTGTGTTGAATGCGATTGTTTCAATCGTGGGAGCCAATAGAACCTTTGTTGGCATAGCAAATGAAAATACCAATCCCGGCACGCCGGACAATAACGTTTTTTATATCGCTTATAAGGCGGGGAATTATGTAAATTTCCAAGCCGAGGAGAGTAATTTGACCGTAAAACCCGGCGAATTGGCAATATTATACAACGGGACGAACAATTGGGGTAAATTTGTTATCGGCATGAGTTCGGACGGCGTTATTGCGCTTGCGAACACAATAAACCAAATCAACGCAACCGGACGTTATGCGTACACGGATACGGATATTGTAAAGGGGTCAAATACGGGGTCCCAAAAGGTGCGTACATTTTTGGTTGCGGGTCAACCATACCAATTTACATTAACGCCCGTTAGAGACAGCGCCCCGATAAATATACAGGGTATTAAAGCCGACGGAACATTTGACGTTATTGGCTCCATGATATCAACGCCCGCCGGGACAACGAAAACCATAACGCCAACCCAAAATTATTACGGGTTTACGATTTTTTACGGGTCCAAAACAACCGCCACGTCTGTAAATGTATTGTTTGAAACTCCGACAACCGGGGGAATGGGTTTGCCGGACGTTGTTTACGTGGATGCGGTCAACGGAGACGACACGAACCCCGGCACGATGGAAAGTGCCGCATTAGCGACGTTTGCCGCCGCATTTTCCAAAACAGGCGTTGATACAACAATTATATTAATAGGGGACACGACCGAACGTTTGAATATCAAAACCAAGTCAAACCAACGTTCCGTCCGTCTTATCGGTAAACGTGGATTAGTTAACCGTATCATTTGCGGAACAAAAATTGATAGCGGAACATTAGTTGCGGGTACAACGAACGTTTACCAAACCCCGTTGTCGTCCTTTTCAACCGCCGACCGTTTCCAATTGTTCCAACATGAGGTATTCGACGAAAGTACGTTGATACCGGACAACGAACGCCACCCGTTACAACGTGGGAAAACGTACCGTTGTGATAGCACAAAGATAACCCGAGTTACGTCATTGGATGCCGTGAAAACGTCCGAGGGTTACACGTTCTTTTATGATACAGACGCACAAATGTTGTACGTCAAAATCAAAGAGGGTACAACGTTAGCCGCCAACCCGGTTTACATTCCGGGCGGTTCCGGTATTTTCGGCAATGACGGTTCCGTTGCTTTTGAAATGGTTAATATTGAATGTTGGTACGGTTCAATTTTTTTAAGGTCTTGCCACGGCGGACGGGCGATTGATTGCGCAGCAAAATACGCATTTGGCGGCGGTGCGTGGTCGTGGGATGCGGCAATTGGTGTGGAATTGATACGATGCGAAGCGGCACGGGCGTTTAGCGGTTCGACAACCGGGGACGGGTTCAACGCACACAGCACAACGACTGACCCGGCATTGGCGAAACATACCGTTGCAACGATGATTGATTGTTGGAGCCACGACAATAACGACGACGGATATAGCGACCACGAACGTTGCGAAACAACCATTATTGGCGGATTGTTTGAATACAACGTAAAAGGCGGAATAACGCCCTCTTATGGCAGCCACGATACGATATATAACGCCTGTTGCCGTAAACAGGTTGATAACGGTATCGCATTAGTTGGAAGCGCAAAGGCGACGGAGGGCGGCAGAGGTTCGCAAATATTCGTGGTTGGTTGCATTTGCGAGAACAACAAAATCAATTATTACGTTTCCGGCGATAAGTCCGGGACGGATGAAAATTTTGGTAAGTTCGTAAATTGTGTATCTTTGAACGCACATTATGGGTATTTGTGCGGA